TACAGTCTTGCCTTTGGCTTGTAATTCAACCACTCTCGCTTCGTCCTTGAAGGGATAGGTTTTTCTGCAATAGATATCCATATCCCATTCAGGAACGTTTATTTTCATCATTTCACCACCGATCGCTGATCTGTAGTGGTCTGTTATTTGCTTCATTGGTGAAGACATATTTTCTAACTCCTTTTGTTTAGAACTTCCCTAATGGCAGGTCGCGTTATACCACGAGGTGATTGTTTTGAGTAGCCTTGGTTAAGACGTTCGATGTAAGGAGTATTGTTGGTTACCCTAAATTCACCTTTACCACCCGTCAACCTCCAATTTGATCTAGCACGACCAGATCTTTTTGGAGTATACTTTCCAAGTGTTTGGAAAGTGTCCTTGGCCACAAAGCCAACCCGTTGGTCTATATCACGTCTGAGACCAGAGATTGCCTGTTTGGCGTTTATTAACTTTATTTTCAACAAATTTATTACAAATCCGTTTTAGTCAATGCACCAGAACCTTGGAAAGAGATCGAAGCCTCTACCATACCGTCAAAGTTTGAAGATATAGAGTGACCTGTTATGATTATCTCTCCAGATAGTTTTATACCAGTAGTCACACCCGATGGGTATATTTCTACCGTAGCCGCACTTGCGCCAATACCTGCGAATAAGGCATTTGCACCGTTGTCGTTATCTCTGTAAAATACGTCCATAGATCCTGAAAACTGGGCTAGACTTGGAAGATAAGTTCTTGTAGTATCTCCCATTTTTGTTGTTTCAACTGTCGCTTGTTCCTGATCCACTGTGAATGATCTGACTTCTGCGACTGCTGTTGGCGTTCCTGATACGTCATACTTGATGACCCCAAGTTCACCGGTGTAAGTTGCTGTGTTTACTGCCATCTTACTGCTCCTTGTTGTTTAGATCTTTTTTAAGATCTGTTGTTTGGACCTCGCCCTCGGCAGTGATTTTGTCCTTGCCGTGTTTGAATGTCGCTGTTGGTTGTGACGGACTGAAAGTCCATCCTTTTTCCAGATGCTGACGAACATCTCTGTTGTCAACAACTTCTGAAACTTTTCCTTTATACATTTGTATTGCCATTATAGCACTCCTTTTTTATATCTGTAGATAACGTCCACTGTCACCACAACTTCACCCAAGGGCAAAGCTCTTTCAATGACTTCTACTTCTGATACACTTGTTGTGACGCTGTGTATGTTGTCTACGCTTTTTGTGATGTCTCTGTCTCTTGAAAGCTCTAAAGTTTCTTCTATCCGTTCAACTATTTCATTCCTTAGGGTATCAACTTCCGTGCCCCTGACGTAACATCTCAATTGGTATTGTAGTGTGCTCTCCCTTAGGCCCATTGATATGTCGCTCCTGACCTCGTTGCCGGTTACCATTAGGATCGCTGGAAATTGTGTGATGGCAAGTTTGGTGACCTCGAAGTCAACCCTTGACACCTTGCCCGGTGCTGGATCAGTCATGTTCTGCAACTGTTCCAATAAATTTTTTGCTATATCTTCTCTCGCTGACATTATCTGATCAATCTACCGTTATAAAATGATGTTTTTTCCCCGTCCTCGAAAGTTCCTGAAGAATCTATGTCGTAATGCACTCCTGACCTCAAGATGAGATCAAATTCTTCCAAGAATTTTTCTGTGTAATATACCCTCTTGTTTGTGAACACATCATTCTCTTCGAAAGTTGACAGTTTCGGATAGATGTAGTAAGCAAGTGTGTGGTATACAGCGGCCCTTGTAAATTGTGTTGAATCTAATTTTGAAGTGTCAAGTTTTGTTGAATAAGTGCCTAACACACTTAAATCATATCGACCAAAATCAGTTGTGGGGAACCATTTTATATTCAGTAGACGAACGATGTCTTCGTAAGTCTTCTCGTGTTCTGTTGTGTATTCTAAAATTCCAAATTCTTTGATTTGGGGTTCGTATTCCAATAGGTTCGTGTCTGTCGCGAATGTTGGCATGCTAAAAGTCCTTCTTATTAGTTTCTGGTAGAGTCCTTCCCTACACGATTATTTACCGCATCGATGTATTGTGAAGGTCTAAAAAAAAGCCCCATGTTTCCACAGGGCTTTTTAATGAGTGAGGAGTTGCCTCCTTGTTTGTTAAGACTACTGAATAGATGAGTCGTGGTTACATTCAACTCCATAAGAGTCATGTAATTCACCAACACCATATACTGCTGTCGCTACAATCTCAGTTGCTCTCAAACTCGCATCTCTTTGAGTTTCGATTTTTAGGTCTTGCATCATTGCTAATCCCAAAGCATCCTTGTGGAATAAAGCACCTTTGAAATCACCAGTTGTTCCTGGGAAGTTGCCGGAGCTGTCTGCCATGTTAGATGTTTCATACACAGGAACCCCTGCGATAGTTCCCACAAAACCTGATCTTAATGCTTCATTACCAACACCTGGGTTAGGGTTAGCAAATGTGTTTGTTAAGCCAGATTTTAGATCAAATGCTACTAATGGGTGCACCACACAAGCAAGATCATCACCAGGAACACCATTTTTTCTTAATTGTGCTACTGCTTTGAAAATCTCTGCCGCCGTAAATGCAGTTGTTCCATCACCAACTTCTGTTGAGAATCCATCGAACAATGCTGTTAAGTCCGTGTCAATTTTTTTGGCGATTGCTTCACCAAATAATTTTCCCAAATCTCGGACAACATCTGATTCTGATGTGTTCATTGCCAAGTCAGTCAAAGAAGCCATTACACCGATTTCTGACACAATCAAATTTTTGACACTTGTTGAAATTGGCGTGTTTGCTAAATCAGTCGCTTCTGCCACTGCCGCCGCACTTACCGTTGGGTAGATTGGCACTTGGATTACTTTTCCACTATTAGCAGGCATAGTGTAATTTCTTACTAGGCCTCTCATAATAGATCTTTCGTTTGCAACGTATAATGCTTCTGCCACCATTGGTGAAATCAGATGCTGTAACGTTGAACCTGTTGTTTCGTTTGCCATTTTTATTTTCTCCTTTATGTTAAACGATTATGTTATACCAGTCCAGCCTTTTTACGATATTCAGCATATTTTGCTCTATCTTCTGGGTTGGACATATTAAGTTTCTCAACTTCTATCTGTTTCGCACCAGCTGTGCCAGTGTTCGATGTAGAACCACCTCCTGGTTGTCCCGCTGTAACAAAATGTGGGTTTGATTGTAAGAATTCTCCTACCAACCCGTCAATGTTAAGTGGATCACCATTGTCAGTGTATCTAGTCTGTCCTGTTTTAAGATCAACGACTTCGACCTCTCCTGCTTCTGACATCTTGACGTTCTCCCTGACCAGCCTCGCGACTTGTTCTGGATTGATCGCCTTCTTGGTTGACGCGGCATTTATCAATGCTCCATCCACCTTGATCTTTGTCAGTTCAGAAGTGAGTGATGAAATCTTGCTGTTAAACTTCTCAGCATTCTCTTTCAACAGTTTCTCGAACTCCGACTTCTCCTGTGCCTTGGATATCTTTTCAGATTCCTCTTTGGCAGTTAGAGTTTTGTAGTGCTCAACATCTATACCTTCAAACTTCTTTGATAATTTGGCTTCTGCTTTTCTTCTTATTTCAGCCGCCACAGCATCAAGTTCTGCCTGTGTATAAACTTTCGCGGGTTGATTGTCCGCTGTGTCCTGTGTAGTGTTTGTGTTAGAGACTTGATCTGGTGCCACAGTGGCAGTTTGACCCGTGTCTTGCGATGTTTCTTGACTCATCGTAGTCCTCCTTGTTGTTAATACGTGATTAGGATTTGCTCACACTGATATTTATCCGTTGTTAGTAGAACATACTACTATCAGGGTCAAGACCCCAAGACATATAGTAATCAGTCTTTCGTAATCGTTGTTGTGCATTTTTCAATTTACTTAGATCCTGGACCATGATGAGCGGACATTTCTGGAAACTGAATGACACTCCTTTGTGTCGGCCATCGTTGTCAGGATGATCATACAGGATGGCACTGTTGGGATTGTTGCGGTGTGAACGTCTGCAGATGTTGGCCAGTTTACGCTCTGTTATCGGTTGGTTGAAATAGAAAATAACAATATCGAGATTAAGCACAGTAAAAAGATTGCAACACTGATCAATCTGAGCCAACACATTTGGCGTCGCAGGCGTGATCTGTATTTTTCTATCTTGGAGTGTTCTTTTTGCAAACGGACAGACAGGCGATTGACTTGCTTTATGAGTCTTGATAACAACCTGTCTGATCCACTTCTCAATGTCTTTACTTCCTACGGCCACTTGGTTTTCTTCTGCCGGATTTAGCTGACTTTGAGCCTTTTTTGCCTTTATGCTTCTTGCCTTTGTGCATCTTGATTCTCCTTGTTTCTGTGTTTGGTTGGAAATTTTTCTTCCCTGCCCTCGTTCCTTGAAGGAGCATACAGGTCAAGTAGTTCAACGCCCCTGGCGTGGGCCACCCTCTTCAACAACACGCAGGCCTTCCTGGCCCTCGCGGCATTGCCTTTGCTTGGATGCTTCATCAATTTGTCATAGTGAGTGAAATAGTCAAGACACAGTTGTTTCATCTGTCTGTGCCTGGCCGTCTCCTCCGGTAATCTGTATAGTTTCCTGATCATAATTTATAATGTCCGTTTATGCTGATCCTCATGTCACTGTCACAGGTTATGTCTCGCTCCTCCCTGTATGGTTTGACGTGTGACTTTTTTATCTGGTCAAACAGTTCATACTTGTCATGGAACTCCGTGTCCTGTAGATCAAATGTTGTGGCACCTTTGTCAAATTTCATCATCGTTTCCTCTCGTTAATCTTGTTGATCAATCCAAATGCTACCGTTACTTTCTCTTCCAGCACTTTGATACGATAGTGTGCCTGTGCCAACGTCACTATCAACAGCACGAATGCTACAAATATGGGCCACAGGGCTGTCAGTGTTGATATGTTCATGGTGTCTCCTATTTGTATATGAAAGGATCTCTTTGTTTCAATTTTTCAATCTTGTTGTAGTAATCATTGTCCCACCAGCTGAACTTGTTGTCGTCAAGCGTCTTGAATCCATGCTCCCTGTCCAAGTATTTGTAATCCAATTTTTCTATGTCAAACTGTGCCAACCACATGAACACGTCCTTGATCTTGAAGTCCTTGCAACTGTATACGTCCAACTGTATCACGCCTGTCTCTGTCCAAGAGTGAAATGTTATCGAACTTGTGGTGATTATGGCCGTTGAACTCCAACCCACGTTGCTTGTGTCGAAGCAGTAGGCCGAGTGAGGACCTGACAGGATCTCCATGTCTATGTGTTTGATGAGGCTACGGATCTCGGCGTCCATACGCTCTTGAGTGAAATTGTTGAGCGGTGGGGAATTTACTTCGGCCCTAACCAGTAGGTGTTTGTGTTGGAGATGTGGATTCATTGTTCAAATTTAATAACTGTTGTTTTGCCGTTGTTATGTCTGCTTGATTAATTTCTGGATGTAGTTGTAACATCTGTTGGTCTGTTAGGCCTTCCATTATCATCTCTTTGATGTGTTCTGCTCTGTTGTCCGGAGTGGTAACTGGATGTTGCATCTCCTGTAAATCGTCTTTGTCTTCTGCCAGCAGTTCAACAATCTTGTTGTCCAACATTGTTTTCACTTTTGGTGTTGCCGTCGCACTATCTCTCTGTGCCACCGCGGCTTTCTGTATGATGTCCATGTCTAGGTTCTTGTCCTTGATGTGGAACGCTGTAGGATATTTTATTTCTCCATCCCACGCCTGTCCTTGCCATAGTCCAAACAGTCTAAAAATATTCTCCTCTGCCAGTTCGAGATTCTTGGCCTTCTCTGATAGTTTGGCATCAAGCAACATGTATTCTGATTGCATGGCTAGACCACTCATCTGTCTTGTCTCGACTGCCCTGATTGCTCCTAGGTGCGCCATCCTGTCTATTGACTTCACTGTGTTCTCCATTGTCTCTAGGATTGCCTGTAGGTTACCACCTGATGGCTGAAGAAGGTATGGCCGAAGATTACCGTCAAGTTCTTCTGGCATGCTTATTATGGCACCGGCACCTGCTGATGCCTGCACTGAATTCGTTTTCACAAGTGATGGGTGATTGGTCAGTCTTATCAACTGCTCCGCCTCACTGTTCAGTGAGTGAAGGAATCTCTGACTCTGTGCGATGTCGTTGATGTCTGAAACACCTATGCCCCTGATTGGTCCCCTGTTTGCATAGACCCATACCGCCGGAACCTTGCCCAGCGTGTTTGGTCTTTCATTTAGTAATTGTAAATTTCTTTTTTTGTCTGTGTTGTAGGCTTCAAGTGTAATACTTTCTTTTGTCCACGTCCTAACATAAAATTCTGCAGACTCATCCCACATCCTATCATCCTCTTCCAGGAACTTGACCATCTCTAATTCGTAGTGACCGTTTGGCTGTCTGATGAACTTCCAGTCTAACACGTTTTCTGGTGTGTATATTGTGACGTATGGTCTGATGTCTTGTGCTAATTCTTCAGCCCTTGTTCCTACTTGCATTTCAGGTCTGTCAACAAGAACCACGCAGTGTCCGTATATAGAACTTTGTAAGTTGGCCTCCCTCATGAATGAATCCCAACTCCTTCCTTCAAGATCGCAGTCTTTCAAGAAATTTTCAATCTCTGGTGTGTTCTCTAACCAACCAAAATCTCTCTTTGGTTGTTGCCTGTATAAGAAACTGTTGTAGATGTGACACACGCTCCTGCAGTGATTGTCAATGGCAGATTGATCTAGCCTGTTGAAGTATTCACTGTTTGACTCGTATTGATATTTTGTTAGGTATTGTCCTTGTTTGTATTCGTTGCCACCTAGGTAACTTCGCTTTAGGAATCTGTATTGGTCAATGTAATCTTCGTAATCTTTGTGTGTTGGCAATCCTTTGACACTGCCGTTTATTATTGATTGGTAGTTGGCCATTATCTAAATACTCCTGTTTTTACTGCAAATCTTTCATTTGGTGTTGACTCATAGAACGTCTTAATCGGGTATAAAAACGATATTTTGTAACCAAGACTGTCGGTAAAATGATCATATCCTTGTGTTTTATCAGGCAAAGTTGTTCCCTCTTTGTATGTCTGTTTCGCTATGCTATTTAACATATTCTTGCACTTGGGGTCAATATAGATATCTCGCTTGCCTGACGCTGAACACAACTTGGCATTGACAGAATTTATCCTGTCCCTGACTGCCATGTGCCTCGGCATGGTCTTGCAAATGAAGCCCGAATTCTGAAGTATTGATAGATCCGTCCTGCCTCCGGCTGATGTCTTCCTGGCCTTGGACGCAGGATCAGGATACACGAATATCTTCTTGCCTGGGTATCTACGGTGTATCTCCTGACACATCTCGTCAGTGTTTGAACTCCAAATCTGTATCTCATCGAAGATGTTGACCACATCATTCTGTATGTGACTGACCACTGCACTCATAGGGTCAAGGTTAAAGTCCATCCCGATGTGTATGATGTTGTTGTCAAGCGGTGGTATAATCTTCTTGACGTTTTCTTTCATGCTAAAATTATAGATCACCCCAGAATAGGATTCCCACGTGGCCTCATATTCTTGCCTATAGGTCTTAGAATCGAGGTCCCGCTTGGCCTGTTCTATCTCTTCCTGATCAACCCAACCACCTTCTATGGTTGTGAACTGGTATGAACTCCATTCTTGTTCGGTCTGATCCTGTCCCCTCTGGTAAAGGTCATAGAACCAATTCATGCCCTTGGGTGTGCCGATGAACACTGCCCTACCTTTGGTGTCTGACAGCGTAGGACGAAGGACTTCGGTGAATGCACTCTCAGAAATATCTGCACATTCATCCAGCACCAAGAAGTCAATACCAACACCCCTCAGTGAGTCTGGGTTGTCAGCACCTCGGAGGCAGATACGTGATCCGTTCTTGAGAACCACTGTGAGTTCAGCCTCGTTTATGTTCTTGACCCAACGTAGGTCCTTCAATATTTTTTTAAGTTTGATCCATGCTATCTGTTTGGCCTGTCTGTAGGAAGGCGCCACATACCAACAAACCTTGCCTGGATCCTTGGCGTAGTAACAAAGTTCCCTGATGGCCAGAGTGGTTTTTCCAAAACGTCTGCCGCTTACACACACACGGAACCTGGCCGGGTCATCCGCAACGTTGCGTTGTGGTCCTGATAGTTTCATTATATGTAGTTATTATGATGTTGAAAACAGCAGTTATTTCTCTTCCCAAGGAAGCGGAGCTGTTTTCTCTTCATCGGTTGGCTGGTCAGATTGGTCTAGATACTGTTTGCCCATCCAGATAAGCATCCGGACATCGCCCTGTAATGCTTTCTCCATCTGTGCTCTCCTCAACGATCTCTTGCCTTCCGCTCTGCCCTTCTCGATCAAGTTCTTGAATCTCTTCTCCAGCGTGGCCATGGATGTGCCGGCTATCTCTGCTATCTCTGTGTATGAACAGTGTATCGACGCCAACTTGAAGATCAAGTCGTGGTCTAGTTTGTATGATTTCTTTGATGCGTCCATTATAGGAATCTCTCCGTGCAAAGTATCCTGAATGATCTAGAATCGGTGTCACCCTGTGCTGTCACTATCACACACTTGATGTCATAGACATTGTTGAGAGTGCCTCCGGATAATCTAATGTTGACCAACTTACCACCTGTGACTAATATGTCTGTTGATGCATTTGTTGGATGTGCCAAAGGTGCGGCATCACCTGAAATTGTTTCTATGGTGACAGTTGCACTTGATACTGTGTCACCCGAATTCAAGTAGTCAGTGAAATCAAGACCATACTGTATGTTTGAACTTGGCGACTTTTCGAAGTAGATGCCATCGTTGTCTTTTTTTGCTCCTGTCAAATTGGCCATTATTGCTCCTGTCTAACCCTTGGTGTTGAAAATCTGTTTCTGAATGGTGGTGTTCTCAATTTCAAATTCCTTGTCTCTTGTGAAACTAGATAGTCTCTGTTTTCTGCTGTGATAGTATTTAACCTGTTTTCCTGCTTTACCAATGTTTGCCTATTTTCAAAAGGTAAAACTAACTGTCTTGTTTCTGTTGCGACCTTGATAGTGAAGTAAGGATCTGCCTGATAGAACACCCTCGCTGTTTGTAATGTGCTAACAAAACCAACCAACGCCGCCAAACCCGCAGGTTTGAACGTAGGAATTAATGTTGTCGTAGAAGAAACAGCCATTATGCTCTCGCCTGCTGGTTTGAATGTTGGCGTGATTGATATTGATGTGGTCACATCAATGTCAGCAAATGTATCTGTAATGGCACTCGCAGTCAATACGGCGTTGAATGCTCCTGTAATGCTGATAGGTGTATCATCAAGTGCATATTTCAAACCAACTGACAATGTAGGTGAGAATCCACTTGTCAATGCCGCACTGCCTTTCAACAATCCTTGTGCCGTTGGTTCTATTGACGTAGTTGCGGTGATTGTTGCCTGTGCTGGTTGATTCAATGCTACATCTTCTGCTAATGTGAAGGCACCTGTGTATGTGACCACATCTCCAAGTTTGAACGCTGGAGAGATTAACATAGTTGCACTTGCATTTTTAACGTAAGGTGTTTCCCAAACATCTTCTGGCCAGTTGTCCCAGGTCTGTTCACTACCAAGCCAAGTTGTGACAGGCCAATCATCCCATGCTGTTGTGGCCAAGAAGTCCCAAGTGTATTCACCTTCTTCAAGTGCAAAATTGTCAGCACTGTAACCTATTTCAAAATATGTGTTTAGATTGAATGTATCCCATATGTAATCACCTGTGACGTCAAACTTTATACCAGCCGCTGTGGCAGTGCTGGTGCTGGCTGTCAGTGTTAGTAAAGATCCTAATTTAAAACTTGGTGTCGCTGACAGGCTGGTGCTGGCAGTCAAAGTTTCATTGTCCAACAATGTGAAATTGGCGGTTGTGACCAAGAACAATGAAGTGGCATCTAGTGTTTTTGTGAAACCAAGTTTGAAACTAGGTGTCACTGACAGACTTGATGTAGTCGCTAATTCAGTCTGTGGACATATCTTTTTGTTTACGCTGTCTTCACTGACTCCTGCTGTTGTTGCCAGTGTAAGAGGATCCAGGAAAAATTCTTGGTTTGCAACCACAGCCATCGTGCTGGTCGTCGCCATTGTTGGGATGGTGTGATCGCTGTCACTGCCATCCATGATGATGTCTCGTGCTTGATAGAATAATACCGTGCTTTGTGTGGGCTGTAGATGATCATATTCTAAGATAGGATTGGCATAGAATGTGACACCATAACTGCCTGAACCCGATGTGGTTATCTTGATCTCTGCCCAAGCGGTTCCGTCTCCAAGGCCATTGTTTCCATTGTCATAGGTTGGTATGAAGTCACTGAAACCAAAGCCGTCCTCACCACCGTAGTGGTTGAAGGTGCCAATGTTGCTGACACCAAATGGACTGATGTGTCCGTCAGCATCAAAATCAGTGCCGCTGTGATACAGTGTGCCCCTTGTCGGGACGAACTTCTCACCACGGAACACATTGCCTGAACTGTTGATAGTGTTACGATTGTAGGTCACAGGATTGATGTTGGTTGGTCCGCCATTCCAGGCACCTGGTGCGAGTTTTATCTCAACGTTGAAAGTGAATGAACCGGATTCGTTCTCAAAAAATGTCCTCACATAGTAAGGTATGATCTGTGCGTATGCGGCCACGCGGCTTGTGGGAATGCCCTTGTGGGGGATCAACATACTGGTTGCAGTGCCGGATCCGTAATGAGGAGCACCTGCCGCCAGTGCGGTGTCGTTGGTGAATCTTACCCTGAATGTCTGTGAGTCAGGATTTGAATTGGTGAGCGTGACCTTCTGTGACGGAATGTCCCAGGCCGTTCCTGTGCCCAATGTATTCCTGTCATAGGCTATGAATGTTGGTTTTTGGAAACTACTCGGTCCATCGCCATCACGGTTTATACCACTGTTGCCATTGTGAATGGATGCATTATTGGTATTGAACCTTATGTATCTGACTGTTCTGTTGGTAGCCACGGGAGATTACCTCCTTGATTACGCTAGACTTACGCTTAAATTACCAGATGATATGGTAAATTGATCTCCTGAACTTACCGTTTTTGATGTAGTTAAATTACCAAAAAAAAGACAATTTGCACTTGAACTATTACCATCCATGATCGCTATGTGTGTCACTATGTTTCCTGTAGAACCTGCTGACTGATAGTTGGCAGTCGCCACTGGGAATGATACCGTTGCGTTGGAACTGATTGTGCCATCTGTTGACGCACCTGCGTTTCCAAATGTAATTGACTGTCTGGAATATGAACCTGCGTTGACTTCGTAGTAGCCGAACTTGGTTGTCGCATCCGTGCCTGTTGTATTTGCCTCGAGGGCCGCCGCTAATGCAGTCACCTGTGTGCTGTTTGCCGTTGAGAATAGGGCAACATACACTGTTCCTGGTGCACTGAAATTACCTGCGGACTGTCTTAAGACGTGATCTAATAATTTGTTTTCTAAATAATCGCTTGCCGCTGTCATTGTGTGTTTCTCCTTTTGTTATATAACAATGTTATTTATTGCTATGCCTGTATCAATCTCATCTTGACATCGTTGTATGTGAGCAAGGCCGCCCCATCGCCCCAACGACTCATACGACATTTCTCTACATTGAACGTTTCAGTTATCTTTGTTATCTCGCTCAGGGTGTTGGTTGATTTAACGAACTTGCAGATCACCATCGTGCCTGGTTCTTGCTTCATCGCGAACAGGAACACGTCGTTGTCTGTGCCAACGAAACAGCCTGTTGGTGATATGTCTGAATCACTGCCGCCTGAAAATATCAGTGTGTTTGAAGTTGTTATACTGCTGTCACCTGGAGTGTAATGATGGACCCTGATCCGTCCTGGATCACCTGATCCTTTTCTCTCCCAGAACATCAGTGTGTTGTTGAAGTCTGTGGTGTCAAAGGCACTGGTGCCTGCTTGACCAAAGTCTATGCTGTTAGACGAATTTGTCCCATTCAAATCAAGGTTGATCGCACTCACACCTGACACAGGTGTTGGTGGTGACTGACTGCCAGTGGTCGTCAGGTCCAACTCAAAAGGTTGGATGGATGCCGCATTTCCGCTGGCGTTATCAATGCTCTTCCAGAACAGCACCGTGTTAGCGTCTTTGAATCCGTGGACGGGCCTGCCGTTGTTGTAATACATATCACTGCTTTCCACGTAGATGTCTGAACCCATACTGACACTTGAACTGTTGCCATTGTCCGTCAGTGTCATTATCTGGGCACTCCTTGACAGCACGTGGACGAATTGGTCCGTGCCTGGTCTCCTGAACATCCTACCACCTATGCCCTGTTCCTGTGGTGAATTGAAGGCGGTGTGTTTGGTCACTGTGCTTCCTGATATTGACAGTATGGCCGCATCGTTGGTGCCTACCCCTTCAGCGTGTGTGTATATGTTGCCTCCGTTGGTTGGATGTATGTTGGCCTTGAAAGTAGAATAATTATTATTGCCTGCTGTTGTCACATAAGATTGATCCTGATTGGCGATGCTCAATGTGCCTGAATTGTTTCTCAACACATCATATCTGATTAGATCCTGACTGAAGTTGCCAGTGTCAATGATCACCATTGAAATTCCATACTCATCGTTGAATGGTGCGAAACCAAGGAAACCTTTGACCGCCGCGTTCCTGGTTAGTGTGTTGTCATTGCTACCATCCCACCCTAGAAAACTGTTCGTGGTTGACGTTGTGCCCTGTGCTAGTATGTTGTTGGCGAATCCTATTGGCATAGTTCTCCTACGCGAATGCTTTGGCTATGTTGGCTATCTTGTTGGTGCCATCGTTGAATATGGTAACAACGTCTATTGCATTGGCGTCTGTTGAAAGTGTTGGTGTGCCTCCCGCGAATTTCGTAGAAGTGAATGCACCTGTGTTTGAACCCG